AGATCTGAACCTCAAGTTGTGGCGACATGTAGCCCGTTGTGTCGTCGTCGCCTTCTGCACCGGCAAGTGCGGCTTGAGGGGGAGGCGGCAGTGTGGAGCCGAGGTTCTGCTCGATCTCCCTGCGATATTCCATCGCCACATGCTCCATCAAGTGAGCCATACCTGCCGCCATAATTGCTTGTGCCTGTGGGTTTTGCCCAATGATCTGCATAAGCTTAGGGTCGTGCATCGCTGCCGTATGGGTAGCGATATGGGCTTGATGATCCTGATACAGGAACGCCTTGACTGGTTTGCCAACCATGATCGCCATGTTTTCAGACACGGGATCCATCGGCAGCATATCTTCTTTTAATGGCACAATCTTCTGGGCGTTCTTAACACCCAGCACTTCGATCATTTGCCTGTGGAGATACGGGAGATCATAGATTTGAGGCGACTGTTGAGCCAGCTGCATAACCGCTTGGTATTGAACCACCCGCTGCGCCATAGTGGAAGCGTTAGGGTCGGAAACAGGAATGACATCACAACAATCATAATCAGCACGCTTTGCAGCAGCATCACCGACTTCAGGGTCATATGCGTAATCCTCTGGTGTGTTATCACGAATGATAGCCGCTAGGAGCTTGAACTCCTCTTTCATGGTGTAGTGGATGCGAGCCTGAACAGCACTCATCACTTTCATCACACGTTCAAGAATGGCAAGCGTCGTGCCTACTGGAGCCTGTGCCGACATATCGGATATGTTCAACTCAGCCACTGAAGCGAACTGACGCCCGTCAGCCACTACTTTATCCATCAACGCCATCAAAACCTGTGAAGGTTCTTTGTAAGGCAACGGCAAAATGTTGTCGCGGATGGCACCGCTTGGAACGTCTACATCCCGGAACTCGCCCGGTGCGATAGGCGTGTCGTCACCCTTAACACGTAGGCCACGACTCTTGAGACCGCCCGGCAAGTTGCTAAGTGTACCCGCATCAATAAGCTGTCTAAGAAGTGACGTGGCGGTATGGGTGTGTCCACCAATGAGGTGAATGAGACCAAAGTAGTAGAACCCGAAACCCGGTATGTAACCGTAGTGGACGAAGTGTTGACGACGTTGCTTGAGCTTGTCATCTTGGAGCCAATTCCGTCGAATAGCCAGTACGGTAGACGTACCTTTCTCGATGGTGACGACGTAAGGCAACTTAATGCCCGTAAGCTCGCCATGCTTATCTGTGTCTTCATAACCCTCCAAGTCGAGGTCTACGTGCAGCTCAAGTAGCTGAAACCGCTGGTCAATAGAAGCGGTAAAGCCTTGCTCAGTGGCTTTCTGTTTCTCAATCTCATCCAGCACTTGCACCGGGTCGCCAAGGTCAACATCACGATAGAACCCCGCCACCATTAGGCGGCGTAGTTCATTCTTTGTCTTTCTCATGCGATGCGTTACACGCTCCGCAGCCTGTAAGTTAGGGGCACCGTAAGGAACAATAATGTCTTCAGCAGGAATAAACGTTGCCACCTGCCGATCAAGGGCGGGGTCAAAGTAAATTTTCTTAAAGGCGTTACCTGAAAGTGCCGTGGCCAACAACAGTCGTTCATGCTCTGGACGGTACTCTTGCATAACCTCAGTCAGCTCATAGTTCATATCATCTTGAACTCGTTGAGCTGCTTGTTTCTTTTGTGGGGTCTCTTTACCAATAATCTTGGTACGTACTGGCCCTGCGGATGGAAAGGTTTCCATGATCAAGTCAGACTGGAACTTAACTGCTGCTTCCATTAGCAACGGATGAAACACGCCTGACGCACCCGGCCAAGGCTCTGAACGATCCTCATACTTAAGACCTAAAAGCTTTAAGCCCTTGACGTAAATCTCAAGCCAGTCTTTGCGACCGTTGATGTCTTCAGTTACATCAGCAAGCAAGTCATAAGCCAAAGTCATTAAGTCTGACTCAGACATTTCTTCGGCTATGTTGGCATCGAAGTTAGGTTCTTCGTGCCCTATATGAACATCTAGAGGGCCAGCGTGGATATGTACTTCCTCTGGATCAACAATCTCAACGGTGATCGGGTCACTCTCGCCAAGACTGGCAAGGCCAGACGGAGCTTGGTTAACTGATTTATCGATACTCATTAGTAATACCCTCTATTCCTTTTCGACCTGAACATCTGTATCTGTTCAGGCTCATCTGATGGTAGTTTGATAAACCCGCCCTGACGAAAGCGCAGCAGCGCAAGTGTCGTCGAGTCTACCAAGTCGTCGTTACGTCCAGCTGGAAAATCATTACATTCTTCAACGACTTCCCAAGCCCAGCGTCTGTCAGGCACCCAGATCATCCCGGAGCTGAACAGGTCAGTTACTGCATTCACACGGCTAATCTTGTCTTGCCCCTTACCGGGGGTGAACTCCATCAGGGGGACGCCCATGCGTCTCATCTCCTGATACAGCACCGCACCGTTGGATTTCTTTTCCACGATGAAGCTGTCTGGGTTCCACTCTTTATACTGTTCAAGCACCAAGGCTTTAAGCTCTGGGTACTCAAGGCGTTCTTTAATAGCGTTCAACAGGATGATATTGTACGCAGACTCGTAGGCATCTTTACTGTTAAACTTGCGTTTACCTTCCTCGTTAAGAAAGACCCCCCACACGGTTAAGGCGTTGAAGTCAGCGCGGGTATTCTTTTCTTGAGCAGCGTCCAAGCTCATGATGATAAACTCGCACTGCGGTGGGTCGTCAGCCTCCCACACGTTCCACCACTCACGCTTGATGAGTGCGCCCTCTTCTGATGTAGGCTCCTGCATGTATTGTGCTTGCCAGTAGCGCACATCCATGTCAGCTTTCTTGCGTAGCAACTCTTCCAGCGACCAGAACTCTGGCCACAGGGGTTTCTCATTCAAGATGGCAGGAAACTCTACAATCTCCCACTCTGCCGTCCCTTCGTTCTTAATCATGTGGTCAATGACTTTGCCGGTGAGGTCAAGCTTTGACCAGCGCGTCATCACGATAATGATTGCGCCGCCCGGCATCAGTCGTTGGATTGGGCCTGACTGAAACCATTCCCAAGCTGGCTCAAATACATGGGAGGTTCCTTGCTTGGCTTCTTGTTCTGAGTGTGGATCGTCGATAATGAATAGATCGGCACCACGACCAGCCAAAGCACCGCCCACACCAATAGCAAAATACTCTCCATTAAAGTTGGTACCCCAACGAGAGGCGCTCTTGCTATCTGCTTGTAGCTCAACCTGCGGAAAGATGTCATGGTATAGGTCACTCCCTACAAGGTTACGCACTCGACGACCAAAATTGACTGCTAAATCAGCAGTATGCGAGGCCATGATGACCTTCTTCTGGGGGTACTTGCCAAGGAACCACGCAGGGGCTAAGTAAGAAATCATTTCAGATTTGCCATGACGCGGTGCAATGTTTACTATCACCCGTTTTTTCTTGCCAGCGGCAATGTCTTCAAAGATATTGGCTAATTTTTGGTGGTGTGGCCCTACCATATAGCCCGGATAAACGTGTTTGATGAAGGATAAGAAGTCGTCTTTGCCTGATACGCGGGTTTTTTCTTTGTAATACCGCACTAATAAGTCTGCTGTAGCCCGTTTTTGCGCTTCTGGCATGGTCGGCAAAGCCATTCGAAGCTTATGCAGCTTCTCAGGGGTTAATCTTTCGGCTAAATTAGCCGACATGGGCATCAACTTCATCGATTAGGGGGGTATTTTCCCTAGAAATAGAGTATTCAATGCCCTCAAGTACGTTGAGAAGCTCTTTTTCAACTTCTTCAATAGGTCTGACTTGTATAGTCATCTCACTACGCTTCTTAAAGGCGTCTACGCCGTCAATTTCACCCAGCTTAGTTAGTGCTTGAATACGTGCTTTGCTGTCTTTAGCCATCTCAACTTCGTTGACGAGGCGATTGACTACATACATTTTTAGTTCAGCTAGATCATTAACTAGTGCGCAATTCCATTGCGACACCATGCCCGCTAAGAACGCCGTCACTTCGTTAGGGTACTTAGCAAAGTCAGGTCGCATGCGCGGGTCTTCAAGCATTTGACGGGCTAAAGCCTCGGCTTCGGCCTCGGTATTAGCATCTGGCTCAATGATTTCGCCATTCAAATCAGCAAGAAGTTTAATAGTCCTTGCCCGCATCTGTAACTCTTCATGCGGAGTTAAGTCAGGCATAGCCTCTGCTGCTTTATGTGGCAGAGGAATATCTTCTTCAATGTCAGGTACGTATTCCATAGACGTGCGCGGCTTCCACCGTGAATAAGCATGCTTATACGCCATGGTACCAATTAAGTGAAGGGGGGGTGTTCTATATATTGAGATATTGGAAATGTTGGTGTCGTTTGTGCGTATTCAGGGGTAAGGGGGCCGAGGATGGTACCAAATATAGTTTTGGGGGGTACCCGTGCGGTGGGGTCGCTGTGTCCAGTTTCCTGTACTATTTAAGTGTACAAGCGCAATCTACACCCATGCCGCAGATGTCCTGCGGTTCACACGAGAGGAGATGATGATGCGTTTGATCAAGTGTGTTGAAGGTGCCGAGTACACCGCGAAGGTGTATCGGAACTACCATTGGGATGAGTACGTAGTGAAGTACTACAAGAATGGCAAGTATATGGGCGAAGGCCCGACGTACTACACCGATGCCAAGGATGATGCGTTACACACTGCATCATACCAAGTGATGCGATACGAATCGAAGTGATTGGTTGGGGGCAACATGGTGTTGCCCCCCTTTTTAGAAAGGTGATTGCAATTATGAAACAACTACCACTGTTGTTTGATGGATCAGACTGGGGCGCACTACTTAACATCGCGTTCGGTACACCACCTAACGTGTGTTGGTGTTGCAAGGAAGCGTTCTCTACTAAGAACGTGTTCACGTTGGAAGGATACAGAGAGACGAAGATATCTAGCACTTGCGAGAAGTGCTTTGACGACATGTTCAAAGAGGAAGAATAGTTATGGTCAATTCATATATGGTTGAAGTGTTTGCTGCTAAGTTGTTTAAGAATGGGTTCTGGTTTACGTACTACGAACTGCGAAACGATTTTGTATATAAGTGTTCAAGGCTTGAAGCGTTATGGGTAATCTTTGTAGCCCATAGGTATATGAAAAGATTGGACTATGTTAAATATTGGTACAACTTGTAATTACTTGGGAGGGCTTCGGCCCTCCCTTTTTTTGTGCCCGCGATTTGAGACC